GGCTTTGAGATTAAAGGCGAGATTATTGATACGATGGTTGCAGCAGCAATTATCGATGAGAACAGATGGAGCTATAGTTTAAATGCCCTGGCAATAGAATATTTAGGTGAAATTAAAAACGAACAATTCCTGAAAGAGAAAGCAAAAGAATGGGGTATCGATCCTAAACAAGATATGTGGAGGATGCCTGCAGGTTATGTAGGCTTCTATGCAGAACAAGATGCAGCATTAACTTATAAGTTGTGGCAACATTTTAAACCTTTAATTTTAAAAGAAAATCTTACTGAAGTTTGGGAAATGGAAAAAGAACTACTTCCCCATTTAATTGAAATGAGACGTAGAGGTATGAGAGTAGATTTAGATAAGATTAAAGTATTACGAAAAGATTTTATTCAAGAAGAGAACAAGATACTAAGAGAGATTAAAGATCTGACCGGTCTTGGAGTAGATATGTGGGCAGCAAGATCTGTTGCTAAACTTTACGATAAAATTGGTGTTGAATACCCGCTCACGGAAAAATCAAAGGAACCAAGCTTTACATCAAATTGGTTACAGAACTCAGATCATCCATTATCGAAATTGATAAGAAATGCCAGGGAGATAAATAAATTTCATTCCACGTTTCTAGATAGTATTGAGCGTTATACTCATAAAGGCCGTGTGCATTCTGAAATACATCAATTAAAGAGTGAAGGTGGTGGAACTGTATCAGGCCGTCTATCATATTCGAATATGAATCTACAACAGATCCCAGCAAGAAACAAAGAATTTGGAAATAAGATTAGAAGTTTATTTCTTCCTGAAGAAGGAAGACAATGGGGCTCATTTGATTACTCGCAACAAGAACCAAGATTGGTAGCACACTATGCAGCAGCAGTGGACAAAGGTTTCACAGGTGCGGATGAATTTATTAAAGCATATCAAGATGAAGCAGCAGACTTTCATCAGTTAGTAGCAGACATGGCTGGCATATCACGGACCGCGGCCAAAACAATTAATTTAGGAATATTTTATGGAATGGGTAAAAATAAATTATCTAGAGAACTTGGAATATCAAAAGACAAAGCAATGCAGCTGCTGTCTCAGTATGACCAACGAGTACCGTTTGTAAAAAAATTAGCAACTGAAGTTATGAATAGTGCAGCCAAGTATGGTTTCATTAGAACTTTAAAAGGACGTAAATGCAGATTTAATATGTGGGAACCTAACACTTGGGAAATGCATAAATCATTACCGTACGAAGAAGCCAAAGCGCATTACGGAAATAACATTAAAAGATCAGGAACCTACAAAGCACTTAACCGACTCATTCAAGGTTCAGCTGCAGATCAAAGTAAAATTGCTATGATTGAATGCTGTAAAGCTGGAATGATGCCTTTATTACAAATCCATGACGAACTATGCTTTAGCATAAATACCGAAGAAGATACTAAAAAGGTAAAAGATATTATGGAAAACTGTATAGAGGGGCTCAAAGTACCATTCAAAGTGGACATCGCTCTTGGGCCAAGTTGGGGTGAAGCAAAAGAATAGTATTGCAACTACAATAGATAAACGCCCTATATGTAGTGTATGTAAAGCCAACAGAGCGGATATTGTCGAAAAAAATGTTTTCAAATGTGCTGCTTGTAAGATAAAAGAAATCCCACAATTAAACTTTAGGAGAAGACATGCAAAAAGAAAAAGACGCGATTAAGATAATGAGCTTAATCACAATGGTAATATGCGCAATCTTTGTTTTAACTGGATGTGCAAAGCCAGGTCATCAAAAAGGTGATACTTATAAAATAATGCTGGGCACAAAATGTGCGCCAGGTGGTACAATACAAAGTCCAATTTGGTTTCATACTACGATTGGGCCTAAACAAGTATCGGAGGAAAACTGTGAAAAAACTAAATAAATTATTTTGGAGGTTTTTAAATTTCATTTCATGTTGGATGCAAAACCTTGCATGGAAAAAATTAGATAAAATTAGAAGGGAGGAAAGACATGGATAAATTTACAATGGAAGATGTAGATGCAGCGCACGCATTAAAACCGCATTTACCAAAAAAAATATTTGTAAAAAAATTTGCTTATCTAAATAGCAAAATTAAAAAGGGCTGGGGAATAGAGAAAATAATGGCGTTATTTAACGCGCTCAGTCGAGTTGAAGAGCACCGTCAAAATCAAAAAATAAACTAATTACTAACTAGCGTAATCAGCATGAAGGTCTGTGTAAGACAGGCCTTCTGACTCTGTTCTAGCAGTAAAGATATCTTTATTCACTAATTGTTTTCTGCAATCTCTGATTTTTTCATGAATATTAGTCATTTCAGGGGTTACACAACCATTAGAGAGATATAACTCGTTCCACTGTGCTTCGAGTTTAATCTTTTCCGCCAGGATTCTCATTGCGTTTATCAATGTTTATCTCCTCATATGTTACATATAAACGATCGGGTCTATATGTGGACTCAGTTTCAGGCTTGATCTTTTTTTCTTTGAGTAAATCAGCGAAGTTGAGACCTGCCTCAACAGCATCGTCTCCATTTGCAACACCATTATAATACTTCCCTTTGTGTCGGACTTGGAATCTATATGCTGCCATGCAAAATATTACCATAATGGGAGATTTAGTGCAAGTCTTAAAATAATGTGATTTAGCTCTTGAATATTTATGGGATTTGTTTATATACGCTCACAAGAGGTAAAAATATGGATAAACATAAAAAACAACACTACGCATCTTGGAGAAATGTTTTTCAAGAAGTTGAAGATATATTATCGAAAGTGCATTCTACGAACTATAAAGGAGATCCTACTCAACCAGGTGATCCATCGTTCGATGATGCAGTTGCACGATTAGTAAAAATTGCTTTGGAGTGTGGAGACGAGGAAGTCCTTTTGTTCAATACATATGTAGCGAACATGATGGTTTTCGATGAACTCATGTCACGACAAGAAGCAATGGACAGAGCACAGGCGAGGACAAACTAATGGGTTATTTTGATCGATTAGTTTTTATCTTGTTTCTGCTTTTCATTGCAGCGATACCGCCAAAATTGCTCCTGGCGCTTATTGGAGCATTCACTTATCTAACGATAAGGCCATAACAATAGGAGGTTAATTATTAGTATGGCAAAAGAAAAACTATCCTTGGGAGGATTTAAAAAAGCACCCACTGAAGTCAGAGGTAAAGTGTACCAGACTTACAATTATAATCTGTTTACTTTTGTAAAAGGAAACAGAGAACCAAATCAAGCTTGGATTAATAAACTTGCTGAAAAAATGAAAGCAGGTTTTATTGATGTACCAATTGTGGTTAATTCTAAATATCAAATTTTAGATGGGCAGCATAGGTACTTTGCATGTATGCAGCTTGAAAAACCTATTACCTTTTATGTATCAGATGATGCAGAGGATTTACATGTGGCTCACATTAATGCCGATAGTAAAAAATTTACTACGACAAACTACATGGATTTCTTTGCGATCAGAGGTAATCAGCATTACAAATATGTAAAATATTTAGCTGAGAAGAAAAATCTTGGTACTGAGGTTGCAATACTTGCGTTATCTAGAAGATGTACGCGAAGCTCAACAATGATGGAAGACTTTAAAGCAGGTTATTTTAAAGTTGTTGATTTTGGATGGGCTGAACAGTTTGCAGATCATTATAATGAATTAATTGATTTGATTGGTAAGAAAGCTAGAACTAGAGTTTTCTTAAACGTCTTTTTAATTTTTTATAAACACCCGGAGTTTGAATTTAAAAGATTCTTACACGCGGTAAAAACAAACTTAGGATCTATTGATAAATGTACCGATCGATATTCTACGATTCGTACTTTGGAATATATCTACAATAAACAGTTGAAAGGTAAAAAATATCATAAGATAAAATTTCAACGTTATATTGAAGATAAAGAATACTTCGAAGTAACTGAAAAAGAGTTAGCTAGAAGAGAGGCGATCAAAAGTAGATCCAAACAAAAAGAAAGATAGGGGGCACCGTGGACATTACAAAGTGGAAATCAGTAGCTGTAGAAGTGGATTCATATTTCATTCTACAAGCGCTTTGTAAACATGGATATCGCAAGCCTGGAGCGATGATATCAAAACTTGTAGATGATATGATTGTTAAGGTTGCGAAGAAAAACGGCAAATCTCATAAAGCGATGCGTACGCAGTTGCTTGCTGAGGGCCGAGAAATGAAAAAGTAGAATGAGCGATCCTACCATAATAGAGACGATGATTTTATACGTTGCAGTTAGCATCGGATTCATCGTCTACTTATGGTGGGATAATCATTTATAGAATTATGAAAAAATGGAATGTAATTGGTTGGTATTTTGACGGTAAAAAGTCATATAAAATAATGCAAGATTCTTACGGAAATACCAAAATACAGTTGACAAAAGAAATCTAATTATCTATTACATTAGTTGTATTCAATAGTGAGTCCTACCATGAGAACCTGGGGCTAAACAGGTTAATTATTACGAAAAATTACACGCGAAACACCATTTTAATTTAACTTTTAACAATGGGATTAAATGGCTAAGACAGAGAATGAGGTCGAACTAACTCAGGTATTGCAGGATGCGATCACTGATTTAGCGAATCTATCACCAGATAGAAAGACTTATGACAGGTTAACGACTGTCATGTTTCAGCTTTACGCGGGTAACACAATGGGGCTTACATATGGAGCAACTGAACTCTTATCGATGGTTCAACAGACCTGGAAAGAGGCCAGAAAAGCCAAGTTAAAACGACTTGGAATTCATATCGTTAAATAAATTATGCCAGTGAGCGTCCTTTTGTTATCCATGTCTCTGTTCATTGGCATAGCTTATGAATGATTATGACGACATAAAAGACTACTACGATTTCGAGGCCCAGGATGTAGCGGATATGAAACCGCAACAGAGGTGGAGATTTGTAGAATTTGTTTATGATGATTACAAATTCGTTCTAAAAGAGCGTATGCCGCCTCCCGTAATACAATATCACCGTGACGTACTCGTTAAGCTTATTAAAACTTATGGGCATTAAGTTAGCGACGGATTTTGTCCGTCCTAACGAAAATAATGAAAGCCGAATGTGGAAAGCAGTCGTTGGATTAGCTTTTGAAGATTGTGCGAGTATGGGTGCTTCGAAGTTAGATGCTTACCGAAAACAAGATGCTCATGAATGGTTATTATCAGAGTCAGAAGACTTCCAAAATGTGTGTTTTATGGCGAATCTAGACCCCTTACGTGTTAGAAATCGATATATAGAACTGTTAGAGACCAAAAAGATTGAATTTACCGAAATACAGCGTGAATGGCTTAATTATAAAGATCAATATGCCATGTACCGTGGAACCATAGACAAGAAACAACGCCAACGGATCATGGAACAGATTGTGGTGATTAAGAAAAAATTAAGTGGGGGGAGTTAATTGGAACGATGAATTATCTCCCCCTATTTAAACAATAAAAGGTTGATTCCTATATAATCCTATAATGTCCTGGGGTCAAGTATCTATTCACATGTGGAAAGTATCTTTTTACGCGAACCACGGACAATGGAAAAAGAGGCTTCCGCCTCCTGATCCATGTCATGGTGTCTCCTAATGTGTGTGATTTATTAACTTAAGGGATGTTCAGATTACCAAATTGGGGATTGAGGTCAAGTTAAAATATTTACCTATATAAGTCTCACACCACAAAAAAATAAAAGAAAAAAATAATCCGTATATAGTGTCCCTTACGTCCCTTATGGGATTATTAGTCAAATAAACAAGTAATATCAACAATAATTAGTAAAAACACTTATGTCCCTATAGTGTCCCTAGGGACACTAATAGTGTCCCTAATAGAATACATGTTCTTACGGGGTGAGATTTTGAAAGTTTTTATAGTAAAATATATCTGTTGAAATAATCTTATATAGGAGAAATTAAATGGAAGAATGGGAAGTGATTTACAAACGTGATTGCCAACAATGTAAAAAAGAATTTGAGACTAAACAAAAGCCCAAAGTATTTTGCAGCGATGAATGTAAGCAAGAAGCTCTTGCTGCACTTGATTCTGGGTCAGATGAGTGTATGAGTTGTCAGTAATATGGGCGTAAAACCAAAAGCTGAATTAACTGTAGATGATTTGACTCCAAAGCAAGAAAAGTTTTGTCATGAACTTATTGCTAACTGGGGTGTAAAAAATAAAAAAGATATCGTTAAAGAAGTATATGGTGAAAAAGGCAAAGAGATGACTGATTCATCAGCTTCAGCTATTGGTGCTAGATTAACTAATAGAAAGTTAAATCCCCATGTCTGTATGTTTTTAGATAAGTTAAAAAAACAGGAAGAAGCCAAGTACACAGACAAGTTACGTAGACACAAAAGATTTGAATATTATGCAAACAAAGCCGCAAAGAAAGAACAATTCGCAGCTGCTATTAATGCTGAGTATCGTTCAGGTCAGATTGCAGGAATGTTTGTAGATAAAAAAGAAGTAACTGTAAGTGGACTGGAGGGAATGAGCCGTGAGCAACTTGAGAAAAAACTCGACGAACTCTCGAAAAAAATCGACGGGCACAACGCCAAGACGATTGAAGCAATCGAAGTTGACGGATAATTTCTGGGCTGATTTTCATCGTGTCCACGGAGTAACGGAGGTGAGTACCAATGTCGGACATTGTAAAGTCATTACCAAAAAAGATTAAAGTTAGCTTTGCTGATTTAGATGTAGATATTAAACCTGATGAAAATAATTATGGTGAGTTTGATGCAACATCTAATACAATTAGAATCTCGCCAGATATAACCCAACAAGATCTCGCAAACACATTAATACATGAGCTCCTGCACGCTGCAGTATGGTACGGGGGACTCAAAGATGAAGGCAGCGTTTTAGAGAATGACAAACATGAGGAGAATGTGGTAAATGTTTTGGCTAATCAACTAAGTCAGATTCTAAAAGACAATCCTAAAGTTATGACTGCGTTGAGAAAGGGATTTAGTAAGAAAAATGGCGGACAAAAAACGAGAAAGTCTGTTGTGGCAACGCCTCAAAAAATACTTGAAAAATACGTTTTTCACAAGAATCGAAAGTAAAACTATTAATGGCATACCTGATGTCTTTTGCTGTACTGAGGGTATCTCGTATTGGCTCGAACTTAAATCTGATAAGGTCAGTTATCCGAAGCTTTCCAGGTGGCAGGTAGCCTGGATTAATCGTGCTATCGCTCATGGTGTTATAGTCATAATCTGCAATCAAGCCCTCTTGGAGAGGACAATCAAACTCTACAGACCGCGTTCCTCGTTCACTGATCCACGCACACTGGTTCCTGATGCAGTGTTAACGGAGCGGGAGCTGCGCACAGAGATCTCTCGTACTTTGATCAACCTCGTTTCTCGTGCCTAATTAACCAAATGGATGTGTGCCCGGCAGCTTAAGCGTCCCCGCACGCAGCTCCAGGTGCTGGTAAACCTCGTACCTCGTTTCAGGACTAACGCCTCACGAACATTGGGAAAGATGTAAAGGGATACCAGGAAAGGTATCGGCAGCTCACCTGCTGGTAAAAAAAAAATTTTAAATTAGCTCTTGACGGATATCCCAACTACTCTTATATGAGAAACAACAAAGGAGTTATATATGCAAACGTTTAAAGAAATGATTTACGATCGTTTTGACAAAGGGTCAAACGATGAAGACCAATTGAACCCAGAAGAAGTTTTCCGTCATGGAATGGAAGGTGGCTTTAGCGGTTTTATTTATTACAACGAGACGACTGAGATGTTCGATAAATATGGAGAGGACATATGGAAGATCCACGAAGACTACGATGCACCGTTCCCTAAGCAAGACAACAGGACTCTTGCTCAATGGAAGAATGCCATGGTATGGAGTGCCGTGGAGATTCTCGCAGGAGTCTACCTGGAAGAAGGTCTTCAACATACAGAAGAGATGATCAAAGAGGACGCTGCTGGAGGCGACCTACATGCGAAAAAGATCCTAGGAGAGGTGTAGCTGTATGAAAGAATATCTCGTTTACTATTCAGAACATACGGTTCATGAAAAGAAGTTTAAGGCTGAGGATGCGAAGGCAGCCCTCGCTCAAGCTCGTAAGGAGTTAGAAGACAATTGTTGGGACACCAAGACCTGGGAGACCGGGCACGGCGAAGGTGGTCAGCTGGATGTGGAGGAAATATGAGACTGATCTCGATAGACAAATTAGAACTGCTCGTTAACCAAGAGCCAGTGGCCAAGCACCATGAGCACTTCAAAGAGATGAAGGTCTCGTACCCGGAGGTTTGGTACAAAGCTTGGCTGCAGGAGTTAGTAAAGTACCTGCGCGCCCGGCAGCAGAGGAGGACATCATGTGGGGATTAGCATTGCTCATCGCGCTTTTTCTTTTCCCGAAGTTCTTTCTCGTTCTTCTGTTAGGGATCTCGTTTCTCGTTTTAGGACCATAGAGCTGCCGGTGCAGCAGAAGCTGGTAAAGCTCCGCCCCCGCACGGCTGATGGAAAGGTCTAAAAAATTTTTTAAAATAAGGTCTTGTAATCTTATGGGAGTTGTCTTATATATGTGATGTGTCTATTGTTACGGGTTCGCGATTGTACATGTAGCGGAGCAATAGACACCACAAACTACAACAAGGAGATATATTATGGGTATGGATTTATATGGATTGAATCCAAAAGGAAAAGTTAAAAAACCTGAAGAAGGTGAGCCAGATAATTATGGTGATGTTTGGCACAAAGATTATACGGCATGGCAAGAAGCCGAAGGCACTTACTTTAGGAACAATGTCTGGTGGTGGAGACCATTAGCCGACTATGTCATTAATCATACAGGTTGCGTTGATGAAAAAGACCGTGAGGCGTGGCACTGCAACAGTGGTCACAGGGTATCGGAAGCCGAAGCAAATGTTATAGCCAATCAGCTAGAACACTTACTTAAAACAGGACACACAGAAACTTTCGCTCACGATTACGAAGAGGAGAGAAAGGAAATGGAAGAGCATAATAATAAAATACAAAAGCTCGAAGAAAAACTAATGAAGCAGGTAGAAGAAGAAACAGGCAATCCAAATATTGCACCTATTGACTATCCTGCTAATAGAAAAAAAGAATGGGACGAATTACAAGCCAAGAGGAAATGGGGAGCAAGCTATCCGTTCTCTATCGAGAATGTGAAAGAGTTTATTTCTTTTTGTCGTTGTAGTGGTGGCTTTGAAATATGCTAACCAAAGCCATACTTTGGACGGCGCTAGTAACAACACTAGCGCCGTTCCTCGGTTTCTCGGTTGTGATGTTCGTATTTTTATATTAACAAAACACTATAAGCAGAAGGGGGGGTGCGTGTTGGGGAGTTCACCTTCATGTAAATTAATTTATTTTAGGGGTTGTAATATATGGGATATATCTTATATATGTATTAGTCATTAAACACTAACAAAAGGATAAATATGACTAATGCTGTAAAACGATTATCTGAACAGGACAAGAAAGTAATTGTGTCTTATGTTCAGTTAAAATCGACAATCAAAAATCTTTCAAAGCAAGTTGAGTTAATGAAACCTAGCTTGAAAGAAATCTTTGAAAAAAGAAAATCAAACTTTGTTGTTGCTCAAAATAAAGATGGCGATGAGTTTGGTATTCAAAAGATTGAAAGAGACTTCAGTATCTTTCAAACTAAAGTGTTCAAAGAACAACAACCAGACATCTATAAGCAATATCTAAAGAAAGATAAGCGAGTAGAATACAAAGCGATTGAGGGTAACAATGACTAATAGGACATCACTTGTAGCACTCAATCAATACCTAGAAAAGATTAAAGATAATAATCAATCTAATCAGGTAGGTAATGTTAATCTTAATCCGCAAGAAGTTAGGGACATGAACTATGAAGTTATGTACTCAGTTCTAATGACAACTTGTGAACAGTTCATTATTAAGAACAATGGCAATCCTATTGCTAATGAATTAAGAGAGGACATACTTAAAAAGTTTGGACATCTAGTTTCGAAACTGGCTGGATAAACCAGCAACTACCTGGCGGCTGCTAAGCCGCCAGGTAACCCACCATCAACTGACGATCCCCACAAATCGAAGGCTCAATATCTAGTACGAATTAAAAACCTTTACACAACATGTAGCGTCGTTGTATAATTTACGATGTTACTTAGCGGTGGTCATATAAAGCAAGTTTGATACACGCACGGAATGCTATTTTTGTATGAATATAAAACACTTATCAGATGATGAAATAAGAGATTTACTCTTAAAGAAACAACTTGAATATATTAAATTATGCCAAGATGATTTCCTAATGTTTGTCCAAGATATGTGTCCAGATTTTATTTATCGTAAACACAAAGAAAAATTTGGAGGCTCGAAAGGTCACCACGAAATCATTGCTGATCAATTTCAAAAGATTGCAGATAAAAGTTTAAAGAGGCTCATAGTTAATATGCCTCCTAGACATACAAAATCTGAATTTGCATCTTACTTGCTACCAGCATGGATGGTGGGCCGTGAGCCACGATTAAAGATTATTCAAGCAACACACACGGCAGAACT